AGCAATCGGTTAAGGAGTAGTTATGGCGATCTATGATAAAGGGGATTCGGTTAGGTTGACGGCCACGTTTACCAGTGATGCCGTTAATACCGATCCAACCGACACTACCGCCGATGTTGTGTTTACTTGGCGACGACCATCTGGGAAGAACACAGCCGGAACTGCTGGTACGGATTCGACCCCAAGTCCGACAAGGAGCGCCACAGGGATCTATTACACAGATTTGGTCCTTGACGAAGTAGGTGTGCATACCGTCCAAGTCAAAGGGTTAGAGGGCGTCGTTGCCGCAGATATTATCGAATTGCAAGTAGCAAAGTCAGTCTTTGCGTAATGACAGGGAATGCGAGTAAGGCTAAAGGTGAAAGTAACCGTAGACTCTTTTTAGAGGCGATAGAACACCACGGGAAGATCAACGACTCGTTGGAAATCGTCGGGGTTACACGGTCGGCGTATGAGAAGTGGCGGCAGCGCATCCCCGAGTTCGCCGCCAAGGTTGATGCGATCAGACTCAGATTCGCTGAAGAGGGTCCACCTGAAGAGAAGGGTGGATCATTTCAGGACTTTAGGAACGAATACTTCGGACATATGTCTCCGTGGTTCCATATCGCAGCGATAGACGCATACGAGAAGACCCCTCCCGGCAATATCACCCTGATCCTCTGGCCCCCGGAACACGGCAAGACAACGCTCGCTGAGGACTATTTCTGTTACAAACTGGCTGTTGACCCACAATTCAGGATCACAGTCGGATCCGAGGGTCAGGATATGGCCCGTAAGATTCTGGGCCGTATCCGCTCACGGATGGAACCTCACGGACCTTTCCCCGGATATGTAGCGAAATACGGACCTTTTGTCCCCCAGAACCAATCTGGGCGCAAAACCGCACAACCTTGGGGTGCCGACTACTTTAGTGTGTTCAAGAAGTCAAGGCACGATGAACGTGACTATTCGATGGTTTCCTTGGGTTGGCGGTCCAAGATCGCCGGTACCCGTACCGATCATCTACATATTGACGATATCCAGTCAAGGGTGTCTCTTAACCTGACAGAACAGATGTTCGAGATTTTCCGGCAGGACTGGCTGACCCGTCCCGGTGAGAATGGACGAACCAGCATTAACGGTACCCGTGTCGGTGAGGACGACTTCTACGAGCGAGTCATGCTGCAAATCGATGAAGACATCCTCAAAGTCATTCGCTTCCCTGCAATCGTAAATAACGCTGATGATGAGCCGGAACCGCTGTGGCCGGAAATGTTCACATTGGACTCGTTGGACCGCATCCGCCGCAAGGTCGGAGAAGAAGCATGGTCTCGGAACTACATGCAGGAGCCGTCAAGTTCACTCACGGCTACGTTCACCGACGATTCTATTAAGAAATGCCTCAATCCCCTACGGTCCACCCTTCACGACCCGCCTACGGACTGCACGGTCTACATAGGGTTAGATCCTGCTTTGGGTGGGAACAACTGCGTTATGGCAGCCACACCGCATGAGGACAAGTTGAAGATCCTGTTCCTGCGGGAAGACATCGGTTTGACCCGCAACGAACAGATTCTTGGCATTGTCGAAGACGCTGTTCTTCGGTGTCGTAAGAACGGGGCAAGCGTCTCTGATGTAGTTATTGAGGCGATGGTCTTCCAGAAGGGCTTGTCAAGAGATCAGCGCCTTATTGAGATGACCGACCAGTATGGTTTCAGGGTACGAGAGCATCTAACTGGAATGAATAAGTATGACGAAACCATTGGGATCCCGTCGATGGCGCTGTCATTTATGCGCGGCGAGATTGAGATTCCGTATGCGGAGGACGCTCCGACGCGCCATCAGGCTGATGAACTGATCCGTCAGTTAAAGTCGTGGCGCCCGCTAGCCCGTGGCACGCATCTTCGGCAAGACAGAGTTATGGCGTTGTGGTTCATTTGGATTCTTTGGCGGCAGAGAAGGGCCGCATTCCAAGTGGACACTAGCCAGTTTAACTATAAGGGGCTACCTTATAGTAAGAGGCGTGTGGGAATCGGGGCGTACTAATGGCGTATACATTCGAAGAGATCGTCGGGATTGTCCGTATGCGGCAATCCAGTCAAAGTGATCTTTTGGACCGTATGAATGAAATCAAGGATCGGTATAACGGTGATTATGTTATACCACTTCCATCGATGGATGACGAGCCAATTCTTCCTCCGCTTACCCCGGCATTGATTTCAGAAAATATTGATGCTATAGCACAGCGGGCTGCCTCTGTTACCCCTTACATCGGATGTCCTGCTGTCGATCCCGGTAAAGAGCGAGGCAAACGGTCACGCCAGTATGCCGATATTCGCAGGCGGGCACTTGCCTCAACGTGGTACCAGAATAAATACAAGATCAAGATGAGGCGCGCCTATCGGCATCTCGCCGGATATGCCACAACGGCATTGGTTGTTATCCCCGATTTCGATATGGGTATGCCAAGGATCGAAGTTCGGGATCCGCTAGGGGTCTACCCGGAACCACAGGCTGCGGAGAACTACGACGTTCCTCGCAACTGCGGAATGCTTTACGGCAAGTCGGGAGACTGGCTGCGGGCGCACTACCCAAAGAGCCGCCAAGAGAACGGTGGCGTAGTCGCTCCTGACAACAATGCCTGTCAGGAACTCTGGGATTGTGTCGAATGGATCGATGCCGAGGACATCGTTATTGGCATCATGGGTCCACGATACGGGGCGCAAGGACAGAAGGTGCCACAGTCAACTTCGCAGGAGTTGTCTCGTTACAAAAACAAGGCCGGAAGGCCGTGTGTCATCACGCCCGGAAAGGTGACGTTGGATCGCATCGCATCTTCGGTGTCGAACATCGTCGGCATGGTTGACCTGATGGCGAAACTTATGGCGCTTGAACTGATCGCCCAAGAAAAGGCGATCTTCCCAGATCGTTACATTATTGGACGGTCTGGACAGGTTCCGATGATTGTCGGAGGAGAATGGAAAGATGGCCGTGAAGGACAAGTCAACGTACTGCTTGACGCAGAACAAATCGGAGAACTCCGAGGCGCGCCCGACCAGCAAACAAACATCGCCATCGATCGGCTCGAACGCAATGCCCGCGTATCGACAGGAACGGTCCCGCAAATCGGTGGGGAGTCGTACGGCGCTCTTCGCACTGGTCGGGGGATTGACGCTCTCATGGGCGCTTCTCTTGACCCACGGGTACAGGAACTTCAAGAAATCATGGAAGCGCATCTTCCCCATCTGAACGAATGTCTATTCGCTACTTGGCAGGGGTATTGGGGAAATAAGACAATCTCAACCTTTACCGGCTATACCGGTGATTTCGGACAGGTTGAGTTCACTCCTGATGAACACTTTGAAACCTATGACAACGTGGTGTCGCATTCGATTCCCGGTGCCGACGTACAGGGAACAACTATCCAGTTGGGACAGTTGCTCCAAATGAAGGGTATTAGTTTGGCTACCTTCAGGGCGCGGCATCCGTTCATTGACGACCCGGAAGCAGAAGGGCGCCGAGTGGACGAAGAGCAGTTGGAAGAGGCCGTTATGGCCGGGATCCAGCAGCAGGCCATACAGGGAATGCTGCCGATTATTTATATAGCGAAGATAGAAAAGTTCCGTAAGAAGGGCCACGACATCTTTGATTCCATCCAAAAGGCAGATGAGGAAATCAGTCAAGAACAGGCGGCATTGGCACCACCTCCCGAGGAGGGACAGGCGATGGCACCGGAAGAAGCGTTGGGCCTTCAGGGTCCACCGCAGGCGGCATCGCCGGAACAGCCGTTGCCTCCCGAAGCACAGCAGATGTCTCCTGAAACGGCTGTTGCCCAGATGCAGCAGGCGCTCGCAGCGGGTGGTCCGTAATGGGAAGCAGGCGGGACAGCAAGGGGCGCGGCGGTAAGCAGAAGATAGCGGCTGCACCGATGGGCGGCGATTCCGGTTATGGAGAATCTGGTGCGAACCGGCAGGCTCAGAATCCCAACGTCCCAGAAGGGGTGACACCGGGCATTCCCCTACCCCAGACACGGACTATCAATAACGGGGCGGGGGGCGTCGCGGCAGCACAGGTGCAGCAACCTGCCGTGGATGCTATGACAGCAGCGCAGGGGTACAACCCGAGCGTCACGGCGATGAACGCTCCTGACGACGACCCTTCCTTGGCGATTACAGCAGGACTCGCCCGCAGGTCAGTGGATCCGGCTAAACTTTCAGGTAAGCGTGTAGCAGCAACGAATGCGATGATTCTTGAAAGGCTTGCATTGTCCGGGGCAGAAGGGTACCCAGAATTCGTTTCCGCTGCTGAGGGGCAACGGATGCGGGCAACCTCGCAGTAATGGCCGAGACCCTTGGTGGTAGTGGTGGCGGCGGGGTTTCGGTCGGCACTGGGACTACAC